CTGCCCCTTTTTTTGTTATCTGGAGCTGTGGATGAGGAGCTTTCCGTTTCAGTTTGAGGTGCCCGTCACCTTTTTTGAAAAGGCGGACGCCCCAGCCGGTAAGCAACGACGCATAGGCGGCATTATCTCCACGGAGGCTCCGGATCGTCAGGGTGAGACTGTGCTGGCGGACGCTCTGGACTTGAGCGATTGGCTCAAAAATGGTTGGTACAACGACAACCATTCCAGAGACACGGACGGCATTGTTGGCTACCCTGAGGTGGCCCAGAAATTTCACAAGGGGGAAAAACTCCCCAACGGTGATACGGCAAAGTATCCCGGCCATTGGGCTGAGGGCTATATTCTCAACACGGAGCGTGGCAACAAAATTTGGGAGCTGGGGCAAGCGCTCCAGGGCACCGGGCGCCGGCTGGGTTTCAGCGTGGAGGGTAAGATCCTCCGGCGAAGCGGCCCGCGCACGATTGTCAAAAAGGCCGAGGACGGTACGCCACAATGGGTGGGCAGTAAAATCGCCAAGGCGCTTGTGCGTAACGTGGCGGTGACCAATTGTCCGGTCAACACGGACACGGGTTTGGAAATCCTCAACAAGAGCATTGAGGCATTTCAGCGAGCGGATGATGATGATTTGGAAATGCGTGTGCGGCATCTGGAAAAGATGCTCACTGCGGCCGGCAACGGCGCGCCGCTCAAACCAGAAAGCCTGGAATCGGATTGGCAACCCCCCAAGCCTCTGCAAAAGGGTACTCCGATGATGCGCGGCACGGGTACGGGCGGAGCGCCGGCAACCGGGCTCAAGCACATTCGGCCGCCGAGCATTCCCAAACCCCCGCGGATGCCGCACAACAAGGGCATTGCGGGGCAGCCAGCGGATCCGGGCGCACGCGCGGGATCCACAGGCAAGCAAAGTTTCAAGGGCAAGGTGACACAAGGCACCATGCAGTCTCAAGGCATCGGCCCCTCCAAGGGCATGAGCAAATCACTGACGGATGCTGAGGCCGTGGCCTGGGTGATGCGTGCAGTTCCGCACGTGTCCGCCACTGCGGCTGGGCGGATAATGGAGCTGACCAAAAAGCTCAAGCGTAGCGGAAACCTTTAGAGGAGAACCATCATGAGTATGAAGAAGGGCACGGAGTACGTTGGCACGGAAAAGCCGGAGGTCGGTGTTACCCCCAGCGATTCCAATTTCAATTCAACCCGCGTGGGCCCTGCCTCCGGCGTATCGGCAGATGCCACGCCACCGGATGTGGTGAGCAAAGCCGATGAGGAGGAAGGCGAGGGCGAGGAGCACGAGGAAGGCGAGGCCCCGGAGTTTGAGGCCGGTGAGCAAGAGGAGGACGGCGAGGAGAAATCCCGCAAGAGCCTGACCCCCGGCGATCTCCAGAAGTCCCTGGACAAGCTGGCCGCGTTTGCGGAGTCCGGTGATGCCCCCAGCCGCAAGGATCGTCTGTTGTCGAAAGCGGCCAACGAAACCCTCAGCAAGAGCGAGCAAGAGGAGCTGTTTGAGCTGTTGGGGGGCGTGTCCGCGGTTGCCGATGAGCCGGGTGAGGCCATCGTCAAGAGCATGGGCGAGAATGACAACCTCCAGAAAGCTCTGGACGTGTCGGAATACCTCCAAGAGCAACACACTGAGATGGTCAAGAGCCTCCGGAGCGTTGGCGAAGAAATCCAGAAGTCCGACAATCGGCGTCACGAGTTCAATTTGGTCATGGCCAAGGCCATCCGAGACATTGGCCTCATGGTCAAGTCCATGAGCGAGCAAATGACCATCGTTGGCGGCCAGCCGTCGCGGGCCCCCAAGAGCTTGGGCCTGGGTGGACGTTCCCCCCAGGTGCTCCAAAAGAGCTTTGCGGGGTCTGAGAGCGGCGAATCCATGAACAAGTCCCAGGTGCTCGATGGCCTGGACGGGCTCATGGCGGAGAGCATGGAAAAGGGTTTGGGCGGCACCACTGACACCGGGGAGGATATTGCCCTGGCCACGTCCAAGTATGAGCAAACCCACATGATCTCCAAGCCGATGTTGGCGGCGGTCAAGTCTTTCTACCAGAGGAAATCCGGCCACGTAGCCCACTAAGGGTCCGAGGCCATTTGACGGGAAAAACCCAGAAAACAACCCCTTAGTGGGTATCAGGAGAATGAGTCATGAGTAACGGGAATTTGGTTAGCTGGCGAGATTACGACGGCGTTGAAGGTTTTGGCGCCGCCACGCAAAACGATGTTGACGATCTCAACAAGGCACTCGTGGCCGGTCACGAGATCAATCCTCCGGGGAGTGCCACGGCCGGTGACGGCTTTGCCCTCCGCGTGGAAAGTCTCGAAAGAACGCTCAAGAACGTCACTTTCAAGATGGATCACGTGAAGTTTTGGAAGCAGATCCCCAAGCTCCCGGCGTACAACACAATTGAGGAATTCAACCAGATTCAGAGCTACGGCCAGAATCCGGATGCCGGTTACATTGACGAGGGCGATCTCCCGCAAGAGGACGATTCGACCTACGAGAGAAAGTTCAGCCTTGTCAAATACTTGGGCACAACCCGGCGTGTCAGCCACGTCATGAGCTTGGTCCGCCCGGCTCACGGCAACGTGCTGGCTCAAGAGGCCGTGAACGGCACCATGCACCTCCTCCGGATCTTGGAGCGGGGCCTTTTCTTCGCGGACAGCGATCTCAGCTCGTTGCAGTTCGACGGGTACGAGAAGTTGCTCAAGCAGAACAGCCCGGTTGCCAACATCATCGATCTCCGCAACAAGCCGCTGAGTGAGGATGTGCTGATTGACGGGGCTCTGACCGTGCAGGACGCGCCCAACTACGGCACGCCCACCGATCTGTACGGCAATCCCAAGGTGATCGCGGATCTGACCAAGGTGTTTTTCCCCAAGGCCAGATACGACCTATTTGACAAGACCGACAGCGGCATGGTGGGGCTCCAGATCAAGGGCTTTACCTCGCCGGCCGGTGACGTGCGGTTCAATCCGGACGTTTTCATTGACGATGGCGGCGCTCCGACTCCGGCGCGCGGCGATCCCACCAAGCGGCCGGCATCTCCGACCGTCAGCACCGGTCCCACCACGCCATCGGAAGGCACCGCGAAGTTTGAGGCGGACGATGATGGCGATTACTACTACGTGATCCAGGCGTGCAATCGGTATGGCCGCTCCGCGGGCGTACCGCTCGTTGCCGGCCCCACGGCGTTGACCGTGGCGGCAGGGACCAAGGCGATGTGGGGCATGACGCCGGGATCGTCCGTGGTGGTGGATTGGTATGAGGTTTTCCGTTCCCGCAAGGACGGCCTCACCGGGACCGAGCGCTTGATCCTCCGGGTCAAGAACACGGCCGGCGCTGGAGAAATGACCCTCAACGATCTCAACTGGCGGTTGCCGTATTGCAGCTCAGCGTTCCTTTTCCAGCAAAACCTGGAAAACATGAGCTTCAAACAGCTTGCACCGCTGGTCAAGATCCCGCTGGCGACCGTTGACAGCAGCATCCGATTCATGATGCTCCTCTACGGTGTGCCGGTGCTCTACACGCCCGGAAAGAATGTTCTTTTCACGAACATCGGGCGCGCGACCGGTTACGCCGGCCAACCGTAAGCGAGGGCTGACATAGCTTTTGCAAACGGACGTAGGTGAGCTGGGTGCGGGCTTGGGATCACTCCCAGGCCCGCGCCTTTCCCCCGATACCAGAGGAGAGCGAGGATAAGTCATGCAGCTCCAGAATTTGTTGGTCCACAAGAAAAATACAACGCTTTGCGTCAACGGGCACATCTATCGGATTGCCGATGATTTGGTCATTCGGGATGAAAAGGGTAACGCTGTGGACGTTCCCCAGGTGGACGCGGATCGCCTTTTGGCGAACAAAACGGCCTGGCGTCCCGTGGGTGCCCCCAAACCAGATCGGTCAGCCTACAAGGGCACCATGAAACTCGTTACGGCTACCGGTCAGATCATCCCTCCGCCACCGCCTCCGGAAACGCGGGTGGCGGACGCCACCAAGCCGGCCATGGAGGTTTCAGCTACCATCGCGGCTGTGGATCAGTTTGAAGCGCAGAAGCGCGGAGAAGTAGCGGAGCCCAAAGATCCTCCTACCCCCAAGGGTGATGAGGAGTGGGACGATCCCAAGGAATCGTACAGTTTGACTTGGCTGAGGGCCTGTGCCAAAGCCTACAAAGTGAAGTACCACGGAAAAGACAAGGCGCTCTTGGTTGAAAAGATCAAGGCGGCCATGTACGAGTAACAGGAGAAAACCATGCCAGCGAATCAGAATCCCAAGAGCAATCATCTCCCTGAGCTGGCCGGCGCCATTGATTTGGTCACCGGCACCCTCATCGTGGACACCGGCTTGCGCAACGTCCAGAGTTTCACGGTATCGTTGGCCCAGACGCCAACGGCCGCTGAGGCAATCGTGGCCGGCGCGCTGGCGGACCCGACTCCGGGCGGACATCAAAAGCTGACGCTCATGGTCATGGCCGTGGACGGCGTGACTCCGGGCGTGGCAGCGGCCAAGGTGAGCTGGACGGCTCTTGGCAAGTAACCCGCGCCAGGCTAGGTAGTCTGGATGAGGTGAAACCATGAGTGTTGTCCAAACACGTGGCGGCGTCCCGTATGTGGTACGGGACTCCATTGACGGTACAGGCCGCAAG